ATGTTCTTCTTGCTAAAGTATCTTCTAATACTGCGTATTCAGTTGTTCTAACTTGGTTTTGTAAAATACCATTTGATAGTCTTAACAATTCTACAAAGTTTGCGTCATCTGTAGCAGCGATTGTTTTTTTAGTTAAAGTTAAATCTATTTTAAATCTGTGAGCACCTGGAGCATTGACATTTGAAGTACCTTGAGCATTATCATTTAAACTATTGTCATCATTTGGTGTTACAAATGATTCAGTTACTAATAAACCTACTCTGTATGATGGTGTGTTTGTGTACTTATCTAAAATTAAAGTTTGCTCTGCAACATCAACATGAAAACCATTAATGTAGTAAGTACCAGCGGCTACATATGCAGCTGAACCTATAGCACATGAATTAACAACTGCTGAAACTGTAGTTGCTGTGTTTTGTAAAGTTGTTGCAACAGAGATTGTTTCTCCGTCTGTGAATTTTGTAGAAGTATTATTTGTACCTGATGTTTCATATTGTACATATAAAGTATTAGGGTCTGTTCCGTCTGTAACAACTGTATTAATAACTTTTGCTACAACGCCTGAAGTTTGACCTGTTAATTGTAAACCATTAAAATCTGCAAGTGTAACACCAACTGAAGCTGAGTCTGTAAAAGAAGTTAATTTGACTGCATAGTAATTAATATTATATCCAACTTCACCAGGAATAACCATTGCACCTTTTTCAAAAAGATGGTCTGATACTTTTTCTACCTGATTTTGTAATATTGATTGTGCTTGTGTTAACTCTCTGGCCTGTACAGCAAATGACGGTCTGAAAAGTATTCTATGAAACTTTTTAGACTCGTTAAAGTCATCATAGTAAGGTGAGAGATTAAAGTCAGTTGGACTTGGCATTTAACTCTCCTAAAATTCTATTACCAGTTTTATATTCTCTGTTTGGTCAGCAGCTCTTGTTATTGGCGCTCTGTTCTCAATATAAAGAATATCACCAGAGTCAGCGTCAATTTCAGGATTAGAATAACCAGTTGAAAAAACCTGACCATTAATTGTTGATGTTGTAGTTGTTGGTGTTCCGTTAGCACTTGATGTTTGTCCTGTAATAACATTTTGACCACTAAATGCTGTTAGATTTCCATTTGCGTCAACACCTTCATCATTGTGTCTAGTTTGAATAAAATATAAAATATTATTAACTGAATCCCATTCTACTACTTTACCAACTGCACCTGTAGAAGCCTGATTAATTTCTTCATCAATTGTAAATGTTCCTGTAACACCTGAAAGGTTAACTGCTTTTGTACCTCTCATTGTAGTTGCTGTAGCAGCTGAACCACCTGATTTCGGGTCTCTAATTAAAGTAATTTTTCTAAAATCGTTTGCAACTGTAAAGTCACTAGTATTTGAACTTTCTGTTCCTTCAAGTGATGTATTCATCATTACATAAAAACCACCTCATTCTTCTATTGCATTAAATCCGTGACCACCTTTTGGTTCAATAATACAATCAATCTCTGCACCTACAAGGTTTGTTGCGCCAGCGGCTACGATTTGTGCATTTGAAATTGTTGCAAAAGTATAACCTGTTCCTGGATTTGTTACTGTAACTGCTGTAACTGCACCAGATGTAACTGTAACTGATACTGTTCCGTTTGAACCGTCACCTCTGATTGGAATACCTGTATGTGTACCGTCAGTACCACCTGAACCAGCAGTTTTAATTTTTACAATGTTGATTGCACCGTCAACAGCGGCTGATGATACAGTTGAGTTTGTTTCAACTGCCATAAAATCTGTTGATAAAAAGTTTGCTTGTTGTGAAGCAGAAAGTGTGTACATATATTTCCACTTGTAACCATCAGCAGTTGATAAAATTGTTGTTGATGTACCTGTTGGTTCTACAGTTGAAGCTACATTACCATTATTATCTAAACATTTGTAAACATTTCTAGCAGTTGTTAATACATAAAAAGCTGAGTCATGTAAAGTTGTTGCACCACTATTTGCTGTTTGATTAGATGAACCACCTGTAATTCTGTCTCCATAATCATGTCTGTAAATATCATATGTTGTACCATTAGTCCAGTTTCTTCTTGGTACTGCAAAAGTAACATCTGTTGAAGTAATTTTTTTAGCTGCTAAAAGGTCATCAAAAGGATATGATTGAGCAGTTGTATTATCTGCTGGAGTTATTGGAGCTGCGTCAGTTCCCTCGTTGTTTGTTCTACCGTCTGCTCTTGTAGATGTAGCAAATGGTTGAGGTCTTCCTATACCTAGATAAAATGTATTACCTGAAGCTTCAGAAAACGCCTCTGAAAATTGTTCACTATTGTGAATTCTAAATCTGTCTGTTATTATTGCTGGCATATCTTTTTAATTCTTCCTTAATCAATATTTATACAAGTTTTCACTATCTTATTCCGGTTTTGGGTTATTATCTTTAACAGTTTTAATGGCTGTATGAAAATCTGAAAATTTTGTTTTTAAATCACTATCAGCGTCAATAGCCTTATAAATCATATCTAATTGCTCTGCGATAGCTGGGTATGATTTATTTCTTTCTAATTTATACTTATTTGCATTATTGTCGGCAACCGCTTGAGTTATGATAGCGTCAAAAGCTGCCTGCTCTTCAGCAGTCATATCTCTTACTACACCGTTCTCTGATACTTTACTCATTTTAATAATTATCCTTTAATTTATACGCAACATATTTAAAATCAATATTATTGCCACCTAATTCATGCCATCTAACATGGGTCGGCATTGTAGATTCTGAACCTGCTAATGCTCTTGCTACTTGACCATGTGAAAATACTCTTTCAATATAAATTCCTGTGCCTTGATGTGTTACTGTTTCTGTTCTCCATGAGAATTGATTTCTTCTTGAAGCAGAACCGTTAGTATGCCATGAACTACCAAATAATGTTGTTTCACCTTTTACACTATCACCAGCAGCTTGATTAGCAGTAATCTTAATATATTGTTCATTTAGTCCGTCATTTGGTTCTGTAATATTTCCATTTGACGCACTACCTGAATTATCTGCTTGAAAGTAAGAATACATTCCGTCCATATTAGTAACACTTGAAAAGTTATCAGTAGAAGCACTAAAAACTAAACTTTGATTGCCTAACATACCAGCAGACCATAAAATTTTAATAACACCATGAGAAGAATCCCATGGCAAACTAACTACATGTGTAGCCGTGTTTGCCGTACTTGCGCCTGCATATTCTATCCAACCGTCTGTTAATCCTGATGTTCTAAACTCACCATTACTATTAATAAAATTTGAAAATGCTACTGTTCCTGTTCCCATATTTTTATCCTAGATACCTAAATTGTATTTCTGCTCCTGTTGCCGGAGCCGTTGTAAAAGTTAATGTTGTTCCTGAAACAGCATAGTCTGTAGTTGGTTCTAAAATTAAACCATTTACAATTACTAGTATATCATCTACCGTTCTATTTGCTAAAATTGTAAAAGATTTACCAGAGTTTGCACCAGCAAGATTACCTGTTGCTGTAGCTGTTGTTATATTTAATCTTGATTGTTTACCACCTAAAATATCTACTGTATGACCCATGTAAGAGTGAGCAGTACATTGATAATACAAAGGTGAAGGTGTTGCACTATCTATTGTTATTGTTGTATGAGCACCTGCACTACCTGGTGTTCCTGAAATTGTAACACCTGTTGACATTTCTCTATCTTTATTTCTATCGTAATAAAATTTTAATGGGTGTGATGAGTTTGAAGAGTCTGATTGGTCAAACTTATAAACACCTGGCGATAAAGTTAAATGTGGAGATTGGTCGCCATCAATAACATAACCATTTGCTGAACCTGAACCAAATTCATAATGTTCACTTGTTTTACTTGCAACTGTAACTGTTATTGTTTTTGTAACAGTTGAATCTGGTGAACGGTGAGAAACATAACCTGCGTCTTGAAGATTAGTACCTGCCATATCAATAGTAGAACCAGCAGTAACACCACCTGCAATTGTAATTGTTTTTGTTGCACCTGTACCCGAAGCAACTACACCTGAACCAACAAAGTTTAGAGTAGTCATTGCTGTTGATAATGCTGAACCTTCGTCTTGAACTGTAATAGCTGTACCAGCTGCACCTGGATTAAATCTACCTTGTGCTGAACTCCATATTAATGCTTGTCCGTCTGCGACACCAACAATATTAACATTTGATAAATCACCAACTGAAGCATTTTCATTTATTAATTTTGTCCAACCGCCTGAGTCTGCAACATAAGCTTGATTACCACCTGTGTCGTAAGCAAACATACCTTCATAAGTTGTTTCGCTAGGAAAACTTCCTACATTAGCAAAATTAAATCTAATTTTTGAACCTGAAGATGTGTTATCAAATGCACCTGTAACATTAGCAGATGAAATATTTGTAATTGTGTTATCTGCACCACTTATAGTTTTATTTGTAAGTGTTTGAGTATCACTTGTACCTACAACTGTGCCTGACGGTATTGCTTTTTGTGAAGCAGAACCATCTATATTTCCTGAACCATTTGATAATACAAAACTTGAAGCTGCAATACCTGAAAGAGTATTACTATCTGCACTTATCGTTTTATTTGTTAATGTTTGTGTATCATCTAAATCAACAAGTGTTGCGTCTGAAACTGCTGTGTTAAATTCTGCAAGTGTACCTGTAACTGTGTTGTTAGCTAAGTTAAGTGTTTTGTTTGTAAGAGTAGTTGTACCAGAGGCAGTTAAAATTGATGAAGTATCAGCAGCGATGGTTAAAGTGTTTCCTGATATTGAAGTATTAATAGCAGTACCACCTAAAACTCTTAAATTTTCACCGTTTGCTGAAAGTGTCGTTACAGTAGATGAATCATCCGATACTTTTATAGTACCGTTTATAGTTGTACCATCACCTATAGCTGTATAAATTTCGTTAAAATTGAGGTTTATCTTATTACCACCGTCTCGGAGATTATCACCCGTTCCGTCGTTTGCGTTAGTACCTCTGTTTATTATTTGTTTTGCCATTTGCCTCTATCTCTTTGTACTATTTATAAACATTTTATGGTGTTGTTTTATCAAATGTTAATGTCTCACTATCAAATCTTGTCAATGTATTACTGAATAAGTCAGCGTTTGTTCCTACTTCACAAGGAAAAGCATAATTCATCTTGATTCTCTTACCTATTTCGTTAGAAGTAAATAAGAATATAGGAACTGCTTGTCCGTCAAGAGCAGTTTTAGTACCTTGAACTTTGATATTATTTAAATTTTGAAATGAGTTTGCATGAGAACCAACAGCTGTTTGACCAAAAGCACTATTAGCATATCTATTCAATGAACTAAATCTAGGTCCACCATATGCGTAACCACTTCTAATATCATGTACTGTTCCTGCACCATCTGTAAATAAATTTCTCTGCCTACTTAAATAATTAAGACCAATATTTTCTCTAGTAGCTGTAACATCTCTAGTATTTGCTGTAAAAGCGTCTTCATAATCTGTACTTACATCTACATTAACACCAACATGTGCGTTTGGTCTTAATGATGTACCATCACTTATTGTTCCTAATCTTCTACCAAATAGTGTTGTAAACAATGTATTAACAATTGATAATAATGGACTATCAATTACACCTGAAGTTACACCTTCAACAGGACCTTTAGCAGTTACAGTTATTCTTGATTCAATATCTACTTGTCCTGTAAAATAAAAACCTGCTGTGTGCATAGTCTTTTTAAATGCGTCTCGCCATCTAGCAATTGATTGACCAACTTTAATTACATAAGAATAATCTTGATAGTATAAACTATCTTGTACTCTCATTGTTGTTTCAGAAAGTTTACCTCTTTCACTAATAAACGCACCGTCTGTATCAGAAACAGCAACTACATTTACTGTAGCAGTAGCAACATCTCGTTTTACAACAACACAACCACCACCAGAAGCTGATGTAATTGCGTCTTCTTGTGGAAAAGTTGGATTATTTCCTAAAGGCACAACATCTTTAATTCTTAATAGACCTGTAGCACTATTAAATTCTGCTACCGTTCCTGTACCACCTGAGCCTGCACTCTGCACTTCTTCTCCTACAATAAATGTTCCTATAATATTTTTAACAACTAAATTGTGAAAGAAAGTTAATGTAGGTGGTGTCGGCGCTGTTTCATAACCTCGGCCTAATTCTACAGTTTTTAATTTTACAATTCTACCTATATCATCACCATATGCTTTTACACTTGCGTTTGTACCAGTAGATGATGTTATCGTAGCAGTTGGTAGTGTAGTATAACCAGAACCTTTATTAGAAATAAATAAATCTGTTACTTGTTGTAAGTCTGTAAACTGTTCTTGCATAATGACATTACCAGAATAAGTATCACCTCTAGTTGTTTCATCTTCTAAAATAAATCTATCGTCTCTTATTTTAAAACCATCTGCGTTAAATTGTCCACCCATACCACCATTTTGTTGATTTCCGTTTTCTCCGTTAAAACCACCATTTACAATCTTAACAAAACCGGCTGCGCCTTTTCCATTTGTGTCTGTATTATTAAATACTAATGGGTCACCCACATTGTAACCTGTACCTGCATTATCAATTACTATTTCTGTAATTGAACCAGGTCCAATATCTTCAATTTGAAATAATGCACCCTCACCACCTGCTGTAATTTTAATTGAATCAGAAATAGTATTTAATGAACCATCATTTGTAATATTTTTTGTACCAGGAATACCTGTAATATTTGCTTTAATAAAATAATCATCTGTATCAGATATTGTACCTTGTATTTCTTCACTAACTAAAAATGTTCCTTGAATACTATCAGCATTTAATATTAATTGTGTAACTGTTGAAGCACCAATTTGGAATGTAGATGTGTTTTCTACGATAGCAGTTGCGTTTGAAGTTTGACCTGTTATTGTTCTACCAATTAATAATGTTGCGTCACCAACAGTAGCAATAACTCTTAATACTTTTAATGAGTCAAATTGACCATCTGAAGCTTTAAGCATTTGTTCTCTAGGATAAATTGTTTCTGAATTTTCACCAAATAAAATTCTAAAAAACATTTCATGTCCACGAACTGAACCTTTTGACCTGTAAAGTGACTTAATATTTTTAATTAATTTTTTCTTATCAATACCTAACGCTAAGTTTTCTGGTAATGTAGCTAAAAATTCATTTCTCATACTAGATAAGAAGTGATTAATAACATTATCAGGATCCCTAAAGTTAATTAAATCTGAAATATTATTTACAGGATTTGGTTTGTAATTTGTAATAGTTGCCTGAGCACCTGAAGTTTGACCTACTACAATTTCTGTATCTAAAAATTTATCTTGTGCTGAAATAATTAGTCTATCATTAGCTATATCTTCTACTAATACAGCAGCAGTAGCATTTGAAGTAAGACCTTTTATAGTTTCACCTCTAGTGAATTTACCATAAGTAGATTCTTCTAAAAGTATTTTATCGTTTTCGTCTAATAATGTTCTTGCTGTATCTTTACGACTAGAGTTTAAAACTAAATTGTTTATTTGACCTGTTTCTGTTTCAAGTAAAATACCGTCTGTTGGTTCTATAGATGTAACGGATAATTCTGCTGATTCTAAAAGTTGATAGTATACCTTTAAAAATTCTGCGAATTTAGGATGGTCAGCAACGACATACTCTGGTAATTGGCTGTTAAGTATCGTTGATATTTTTTCATTAAATTTTGCCATTGCTCATTAGTAGCTTGATGTTGTTGTGTAGCCCACACCAGCGTCAGCTGAACCTCCTACAAAACTGTCTGCTGTTACGGTAATATTAGAATTTGCAATATCTATTTCAACAATTTGGTCTCTTACTGGTACTACATCATTTGAATCTGGTGTGATTGTTAATTCTATTACAGTTGATGTTGCACCTCTAATATTTGATATTGACGCAACATTTAAAGAGTTTAATGTAATTGATCCTGTTCTATAATCAATAGTACCTTGTGTCTCATTTGCGTATGATTTAATACCTGATTGTAAAAAATATCTTCTAACATTTCCATTTCCGTCATCATCAAAAAACATTTCATTATCATTACCTGTTACTTTAAAACCTGTAGAACTTAAAATACCACCTGCAGCTGAATTGTGACCTGCATGAGGATTAAATAATGCATTTCTAAAATAAATGTTATACTTTGTTGAAGACGCTAATGTTGGTGTAAAACTTTTTCTTATTTTTACAGTTGTGATGTTTGATAAAACACTATTATCCACACCATCAATTATACCTGTTAATTTTGAATGTCTGTATATTGAATCAAATTTTTGTAATGTATTTGTATTATAACTTGATATTGCATTAATAATATCTGATTTTAAAGTATCACTAGATTTTGTAGTTGCTTTTGTATCATACTTAACAGTTGATGTTAATAACACGGAAGTTATTTCAGGATCCACAATTTGTGGAGATACTGAAGCAACATTATAAGGTTTTAATTTACTTACAATATCTGCCTTTGTAGTTTCTGTTAAAGTAGAACCAGAGGCAGCTTTAACACCAATCTTAACAATACCATATCTTGGCGTTTCATCATCTTCACCTCCCCATGCACTAACTGATAATGCATTTGGATCAATTGATTTAACTAAAGTTTCATAATCTGTTGTTGTAACTGCTCTGTCTTGAGCTGCATATTGTAATGGTGCATTTAATTTTATTGAGTCGTTTGTTTCACCTGCATTTCCACCTTGTGAAGCTGAAACTGTTGAAATTGTAACATTTGAAAAACCACCAATTGTTCCTGATAAACTAAAAGAACTTGCACCGTTAGACTCTTCAATATTAGTAACAATGTATTCTAATATAACAATATTACCATCAACAAGAGCTTTACCGTTTATACCATCGCCAAAGTAAACTTCATATCTACCGTCTTTACCTTCTTGTAAAAAATAAACCTTTGAAGCATCCGTTGTTCCATTGTAACCACCTGCTAAACTAAAAGTTTCTGTTGTTGTATCTGAAGAACTATTTTGAACTTTAACTTGTAAAGTAGAAGTATCAACTTTATTACTTGGTATTACAAATTTTTGGTCTTCGTCTGTAACATCATTTGTATATTTAAATGTAACAAGAGTACCCTCATAAATTGGCACACCTGAAAACTTATAAACACCTGCAATCGGTGTTGTTGTAAAATCTGAATTAGTTATGTATTGATATGAAGTGTCATTAACAGTTGTTGTAAAAACTGTACCTTTTGCCATTGTAACGGATGTTCCTGTTGCACCGTTAAGTGTAATATCAATTGACGCCATTGGCGCTCTTGGTGATGATGGTGTATAACCAATCATCTTTGCTAATGATACAATATTATTTCTTATATCTGCACTATCAAGATAAACTTCATTAGTTGCCATGTTGGCAAGATAAGCCATGTAATGAGTATTGTAAGATAAAATATCTAAAAGAATATTTAATGAACTACCTTCAAAATCATAATCTTGAAATTGAGTTTGACCTTGTAAAAAGGATTTTAAATTTGTTTTGATTGCGTCAAAATCGTAATCTGAAACTACTAACTTGTTTGACATTTATTATCTTACCCTCTGTAAAAATGTTTCAACTACTTGTGGACCTGGTACACCAATTACATAAAAATATATACTTACTACTAATCTGTTTCCGTCTTGGTCATCATCAACTTCAACACTTTGTAATTGTACTCTTGGTTCGTAGTTAATTAAAACTTCTTCTATTTTTCTTTCTAAAAAAACTTTTATCATTGGTGTAAAGTTTTCAAATAATAACTCTCTTACACCACAACCTAATTCTGGTTGAAAAGGTCTCTCATAAAAATTAGTTTGAACTAAATTCTTGACAGCTCTTTTAACTGCAATAACATTATCTACAACATTGATATCATTTGTTACCACATTTCTTTCAAAATCCAAGTCAATATCTCTAAACTGTCTGGAGTTTCTTGTACTTTTGTTTTGAATTTGTGAATCGAATATTGCCATAACGGTAATATTTATACGACTTTACTAGCCGTTTGCAAAAACATTACCAGAACCAGTTATCATATTACCAGCGTCTGCACTATCGCCTATTCTTGCAACTTTGATACTATGAACAAATACATTTGGAGAACCTGCATTTACATTAGCCACATGGTCAGGACAAAGTGGTACTGGTGGATTTGGATGTGATACAGTTGGGTCACCTACTCTTGCAATTAACAAACTATTTGCAAAGACATCACCTTGTCCCGGTGTATTTAAAGTAGTCGTGCTAGTACATGCATGACCAGTTGTTAAAGTATCTGTATGTCTGCTAACGGCTGGCATTCTTAGCTTTTAACGCCTCTCTTCTTTGTTCTTGTAAAATTGATTGTCTTAACTTTCTACCAATAGGTATCATTATAGAATGGCACATCTCTTTGCCTTTTTTACTGATATATTCAACACTTATCATCTTATCTTTAAAATCACCTTGTACAGACCTAACTGCTTTCTTTAAACTTATCTCTTCTTTTTCTTTTTCTACGCCATCAGCGTTCCAAAACTTAAATAATCTCATTTTTGCCATAAAATCTATTCTTCTTCATGCCGACAATTAGAACAACATAATATTTCTTGTCTTAAACCATCACCGTCTGTTACAGGTTGTTTACAAATACCATTATATTCATCACAATGACATTTATGACCACAATTTTGACAGTTTTCCATGAAAATTCTCCTTTTTAACTATTTATCAAAAATTACAAGCAGCTTTCATTTGTTGTATATTGATTCTTCTCATATCATCAAGAGAATCTAACGCTGATTCGCCAATTTTTTCATAATCCGGCGACCATTTACACTCGAATCGCTCATTTTTTGTTGAAAAATTGCAAGAATTGACAAAAAAGAACAAAAATAGAACAAAAAAAGTTAAAAAGTGTTGATTTATAAGGGTTTTTTTCGCCATTTTTTTGAAAATAATGCTTGCTTTCTCTATTTATTTGTGGTAATATGGTTATAGAAAATGAGAAAGGAAACAAACACTATGAAAACAATAATTTCTGCAATATTATTAACTTTAGGACTTATTATGATGGCCGGCGCTGCTGGTGATTGTGATGGAAAATGTATGGAAAATGCAAATTCACTTACGACTATGTTTTTTCTAGCATTAACAGGTATGATAACTTTTATATCTGGTGGTTTAGTAGCAATAAAATCTTAATTTAACAAAAGGACAATAACTATGATAAAAGTAGAAAAAACAGCAAAGACACTAGACGAAGGAATTAAAAACCTAATGGCTGGTGCTAAATTAGACTATGAAAGAATGTCAACTAGAAACGGTCAGAAAGAATTGACTGGTT